TTAATGATACAAGTACAAGTAGACAAACTCTTCAATCTATTACTTTTCATCCACCAAACTAATATAAATACAATCTAATATACTCATCATATAGATATAGATGGATAATTTATTCCATAGCAGATTAACACGTCCATTGACATTAACCAATTTTATTATTGACAATATTTATGAAAACCCATATAAGATACGCGAATACGCATTAATACAAACATATAAACCCCATACATACCATCCTGGTATTAGAACTAATCTAATGTATACGCAACCTGAATTATCTGCCTTTTTAAACAAAGTTTTTTTGTCATATAATCTAAAAATTATTGATATACAAAACTATTTCCAATATAACACTGCTGATGAATCTACTTGGATACATCATGACAAGTCAACTCCAGATTCTGATATTATATATGCCGGGATTATATATTTAACACCGAACGCACCTATACTTGGTGGAACTGCTATGTATAAATATATTGATGGAACTATGGATATGTTAGATTCAAATTTATTACAAAATAAAAAAAACATTTCGGAAAATGCTAAAGATTTATCTAAGTGGTTGAAAATAACGCAAGTCGGTAATATCTTTAATCGTTTGGTTATTTATAATTCAGCTAATTACCATTCATCTATGGAATATTTTGGAAATAATATACAAGACGCAAGATTAATGCAACTATTATTTATACATGTAAAACAATTATAAATATTGACTATTACATAAATTGATATTTATGTAATACGTATATGTTAACTATTTAACTAAACCAATATACTGCCGTGTATATAGAATTTTGATTGTAATGGGGCGAGGTATAAGACGCGTTTGTCCCCTGGTGAACTGCGGTAGCTCCAGGACCTGCTGGACCGTAAGAACCTGGGGTATTCGTGTGTCCTTCATAATACGGTTGTCCGTGTCCTCCATTGTTTGCACCCATCTTAACACTACCATGTTGTACACCATTAAATCCGTTATCAGCATTACTCATCGATAGGTAGAAAGTGCTACTAGTAATAGGAGTATATGTATTAGAATAATAATCGCGACCAGAATGTCCGGCAGTTCCTGTGTTTGGACCACGTTGTCCGCCTTGAGATGATTCATTTTTTGGACCAGTACTACCATTACGAGCATATACCATTAGTTTAAACGACCTCGCCCATGATGGTGGGGTTAATGCAGAAGAACCACTACCGTAATGGGTGGCAGCAGTTCTCCCCCCTGGAAATTGACCATTAACCAGATATGCCTCAGTTACATCACCTGGAGTTGGATCAATACCAAGTGTTCCACCATAGGGACCATGGCATGTTAAATAGTTACCATCAGCCTTCTTATAATTACCGTACTGAACGTTACCCGATTGTGATATAATTTCAGTTATATCATGACCCTTCCAATTAAGACCAGACATGGTAGTATATTATTTATATATATTATATTTATACTATTTTAATTATATTAACGAAATATAAGTTATTATAACCTAACCCTTTATATTTTATTAAACAAATATAAAGTGTTAGGTTATAATAACTTATAACCCACCTAAATATGAATGACCCATATATATACATACGTAAACATGCTCTTCCACAATTGCTATGTGAAGAAATTATAACATTTTTTGAAAATAATAAACAATTACATAATGATGGCAGTACAATAGGTGGCGTACATAAAAATGTGAAAGATACAACAGATATTTATATTGATATGCATGATATCAAACAATATCCAGATGAAATAATGAAATTAATAAATCTGGTAAGCGAAGAATTGAGATATCACATATCTCAGTATTATAAAACTATAAATATGATATTTACAAACGAATCCGATAAATTACACAAAACTCCATTAGATGTTAAAGGGTTCTTAATCCAAAAATATGAAGCTGGTATTGGTAAATATCAATATCATAATGACTTTCATATAATAAATAATAGTCCACGTATAATAACATTCTTGTTCTATTTAAACGATGTAAGTATAGGTGGTGAGACTGAATTCATGTCTGTAAATAAAATACAACCAGAACAAGGAAGCATACTATTATTTCCAGCAACATGGACGTATCATCATAGAGGAAATGTCCCAATTTCAAATTCAAAGTATATAATAACTGGCTGGATGTATGAAGCTAAATTGTGAAATTGTCCCAGCCTACAAATTGTGTGTCATCACTAAATGACCCATACAAATCACTGCATAATATACACACTATAAGTAAAATCAATAATTTATTCAAAAACCAAAGAAACTTGTTCCAAATAACTTTCAAAATCCATATTGTTATCAATATAATTTTCTGGATTTTTTAATAAATCTCCAAATCCTTCCAAATCGTATAATGGACGTTGAGGAGTAACTACCCGATATTCAGGGCATTTTTTAGAAGTGGCTGGACTTCGAACAAAAAAGAAACGGTCTTTCAATGGATTCCCACCGAATATTACCCAATCCACTTTCAGGTTGAGATTTTCAAGAGGAGATTGCGAAAACAACATAATCGGCAATTTCAAATCAGATGCTAACATCCACATATCCAGAGTTGTCAAATAATATTCTTCACTCATAATCAAATCTTCCATGGTAAGTTTATTTTGAATGACTTTATTTGTCATAGATGACTTACCATTTTGTTTACGTAATATATCGTACACTTTGGATTTATGACTCTCTACATATTTGCTATATAGTTGAATTAACCGTTTTTTGATATCACTAATTGCGATTTCTCTATCATAATGGGATTGATAGATCATCTGTATTAAAAAGTAACTACATGTATGAGAACATTGATATATAGTTTCTTTAGAATCCGCTGGAAAAATCTGTTTCCATTTACTTTGACTGTTACCAATCACTTCATTTAATTCTTGTTTTACACATTGTCCCAATATAGACTTTTCATCTCCAGTTTCATCGGTGTCTTCTTGTTGGGAAAGCGTTATTTCAGATGAATATTTTTGCGTAATTGCGGGTTCAGCATTGTCAACATTCAGATTGCGAATATATTTATTCGTATAAAAAGGTTCAAGGTTGTCCCAGTATTCGTCGGTTAATACAGATTGCAACAAAATAACCTCGTTTGTATTTACATTGTAATCTACCGTACCTATATTCAAGTATTTTTTGGGTTCTAACATAAATAAACGTACTCGTCTGTAACGTAAAAGCTCATCTGCGATTCGTCCAAAATAGAATTTTTCATTGTCAATTCCACTCATAAGGTTTTTACTGGGAATAATAAGGCGTTTGTTATTATTTTTAACAATACAATATGGTTTATCCCGGTTATTATCCGTACAAATGCTAACATCGTCCATATTCTTTAATACGTCTTCGTCAATCTCATTAAACGACACAGTATTACGTAAAAGATATTTGAGAAGTATCTCTAATTTTTGGAGTTTAATACGATATAAGTAGCGATTATCATTTAAGATTGTAATAATTTTTTCTTTTAATGTTGAATATAGTGGGTCATTCAACAATATTCGTATCGTTGTTTTGAACGAGGAATAGAATTGTGTTTCAAGACGGATGTTTCGAACAACATTATTTCGCTGAGTATCTTCAGAACTACTTGTTTGTATCGTTTTATCTGCTTCAAAATATCCATCATCCACATACCCTTTCACTTTGATAATATCAATACCATCATCTACATCATTATTAATAGGAGGATTAACTTGTAAAACCTGATTAGTTTCAGTTAAAATACCGACAATAAGCCCATCTTCTACCACTTTTAATAATGGTTTGCATAATACCTCGTTTTGTGTATTATCTTGTATCTGAAATAACATATCTCTGGTAGTAACATAGTCCATCCATTGAATATTATCCATATATTGGATAGGAATATCGGGTAAAACTGAAGATGGAAGACACGGTATAAATACACTATTCGTATTTGCGTCTGATATACGTACAACTAATCCGATAATTTTACCTCTATAATTAGATACTTGATAATCAACCACATATTGATATTTTTGTAAAATGTCATATATTGTTCCAGCTATGATGTTTTGTTTATACTTATACTCTTTTGGCATACTTGGTAATGGTTTACAATATTTGTTTTGTGTATTTTGAATTTTCTTCAATGTTTTACGTAGTTCAGGAAGATTCTCTTGGTTACCAAATGTGGATATACGTTTCACAGTATTATTATCATCCGTGTTATCATATACTGAAACAATACCATAATAGTTTTCTTGCTCTACCAAAATAAGGGTATTCTTATTTTTATCGTGTATTTTTGAGATATATGAGTTTGTCGGACATATAAGTTCCACATTATCAGTAATGTCATTGTCCGTAACACTTAAAATAACAAGATTAAGTCCATTTGGGAATAATTTGGGGTTAGGTGATGTAACAATGTCCCATAAATATACATAATCTATCCATGAATCGTCATCACGTAGATATTCCAAAAATTTCGCAAACGAAGCAACAGTATGTTCGTAAAAGTCCATTTGTGTGGGTATGCTATCATCGAGTGATTTGTAAAAAATACTGTCATAATGTTCGTTTAAAAAGTCATCTTTTACGCGTCTATTTTTGGGTTGGAATGTAGATGTTAATGACCCATTATGATATTGTAAAAACATATCCAATGTAATAGAATCCGCAATTATGTTTCGCATTTCAGATATGGTAGGGACTGGCAGTTTTTTTGCGTTATATTCATTCATATCTGCGTATGTTCGTGCGATACATCCTATAAAAGATTGGTGATATTTACGTTCTACTGTATATAATAAATAGGCTCGTTGGTTCTCTTTTAATTTTTGTGGATTTTCCATAGATGTCATGGATTGATAGTTTACATCTAAGAATAATTGGACGGAACGAGGTAGAAAAACCCATATACCTTCTTTTTCAAAAAATGATAATTTCGAAAAGTATCGTATTGTCGTAATATCGTCGGGTGCTTGTTTTAAACTTTTCAACGATTTATCTGTTTTGTGTTGTTTTATTTCAACATTTCCAGTAAGTTCAGTATCTTCCCCATCAATAACTTCTTTCCAATTGGTTCCTTGTGGTATATCAATGTCATTTTGACCGACACCCCATTTTTGTCTACGTGTTTCAAGTTGCGATGATTCCCATTGTTTACTAAAACAGCATGGTACTCCATTTTTTGGATGGGTTTCATCCGGTAAAAATCCGGGTGAATGATGAACGTATTTTCCATTCTTATCGACATGATATCGTGGGTCAGTAAATTCATGTATTTCACCAGAACATACACCAGAATCAACGTCTTTTTTAGTTAATGGTTTATTTGTTTCCAGACACCAATAACGAGGACATATAAACCAGTGTGGGTTTTCTTTATCAGCACCATAACGTAGAGCATATCCATAACCTTTACGATTATTACGGTCGATTTGCGTTTTTTCATCATTTGTAAGTATAACAGGTTGCCTCAATACATTAGACGGGCATGCCCTTGAATAAGCTTTATAATGCCCCATTTCTTTTGACATGATAAGTTCCGGTTCTAACAACTTCAATTTGTCAAACATATATTTTCTGGGGTCTAACTTTTTTACCTTTGATTTTTTAGCACCTCCTTCCATATCGTCATCATCATCGTCTTCCATATCATCATCATCATCCATATACAAAAATCCATCGTCATCATCATCATCATCATCATCATCATCATCGTCATCCGCATCGTCATCGTCATCTTTGCCTAATAAATTATCATTCTGTGAAATAGGACTAACCGATTTATTGGAAGGTATAATAAGGTTCTCAATCGTGGGTTCTTTGACAGTATCATATTTTCCAGAACATAGTTGATTTATTTTTGTCTTCGATACACCATTTATTCCAATTTTTTGTGATATACGTAAAAAACTATCAAAATAAAGAAACAATAATTCAATATACCGTATATTTGTGATTTGAGTAACCTCTATATGTAAAATCAACCCAGTTTGTAGTTTACCCATATTCACAGAAAACCCGGGATTTTCAACAATATCTATGTTCTTATTTACATATTGACCGTTAATTCTTGTAAAATTATTTAAATATTTGGTAAATTCTAAAAGGGCTTCTTGTTCGGTAAAATTATAATTCAATACGAGTGAATTAATGACATCTTTTTCACTATTTGTTCTCTTATATACTTCGGTAATCATGGTATTTATTGCGTTCATTTGTGTATAATTATTTACACGTTTAAAATTCATTTGTAAATTATTTGCGTCGGATTCTTTTATTTCGAACATACTGGTTAAGCATGGAGATGCGTCATTCAGTTTTACATCTTCCGTTAATGGAGTCCATATTTTATAGTTAATATTTATAATTTCAATATTTTTATGTTTAAGATTGATAAATGGTTGTAATTTATAACCCAATTCATGTAGATTTTGATTTAATGTATTCACCGTATCATTCACAATATTATATAAATACTCTTCCAGTTCAGGTATAGATGGCAATGAGAATACCGCTATACTCCTGGGTAGTTCTAATTCCTTTGAATAAAAATCCGACATAACATTCACATCTCCATTTTGGTTTATACTAATAATGACATCAAATATTTTACCTTTCATATTTCCTCGTACAACCATTGATATTTGAAGCGATTTGCCTATATTTTTAGAATAGTTCATAATTTCACCTTTCGATAAAAATGGAACTTGTTGTCCTATTCTGGTAATATCTTCAGTATACGCACGATACATTTTTTCAAAACGAGCACCCGGGTTATATTTAATAAAGGGTATATCCTTGGTTGAATGCATAATTTTGAATAATACATCAAGAGGTAATTTTACTTTGGTAGATGGGTGAATAGTGAAATTGATATATTGTATACCATTTTGAGAATATTTAATATCATCACGAGAACCATTATTATATACTTGATACACAGTCTGTATATTTTCTTCTATTTTTTGAAAACTCTTATCGTATAGTTTCTCATTATCTGCTAATAATAGTTGTTTTTTCTCAATTATGTCATTTCCAGTAAATATATCACTTTTTCCTAATAATGGAAAATATAATGGGATGACATATTCATCGTCTAATTGAATTCGTTTTGCGTACTGAATCACATCGGATACGGAAGTAGCATATATGGTATTGTGTATTAAATCCCCATATGACAGTAATACATTGTTCTCAAAAGATACTAATGGATTGTTACTTGAATGTTGAAATGGGTTGTTATCCGCATTAATTATATTGTATGGGTTTGCTTGAAATAACAATTCTACCTTATTATCTGTAAATCGGGGACCTATAGGTAGCCATATTTCTTGTTCGTTTTCTAACGATGATAAGAATGTAGTTAAATCATTGTATGTATAAACATCTTGGACGGGTATCTTATCAATAATCGATTTATCATTGACACCTAAATTTTGTAAAAGTTGTCCTAACATAACAGAATCAAGTGGAACCTTATCATCATGAGTAACATAATTATAGATTTGAAAAAGAGATAGGTCGGTTTTTATTTTTGAGAAAAGGTACAATTCTGGATACGAAATTACATTTTTACCTATTTCTGTTATAATTTTCTTCTTTATAGTCCGAACTGTATCATCTTTATAAATTTGTTGTGACGAGAACACCACGTCAATCTTATTTAGTTCAATATTTACGATGTCTTCTTCGCTAAACATTTCATTTAAATTAACCGACTCATTGCTATTGGAAAAGACGACAATCTTATTCTCAGTCTTACTTGAATCCAAATAATGTACTTTGAAAATTTGTTCTGATGGAACTTGTATATTACTAATAGTCGAAACTGACTTTTCCATTTATATACAATGGGGTTATAAATTATGTTGTGAGATTTCATTTGTATCATTTGTTTTGTAAAACATATTTTCTATAATTATGTTAATATGAAGTTTGCGTTATTAATAGGTATAAACTATGAAGGAATTGAGGATTCCGAATTAACAGGATGTATTGATGATGTTCTTAGAATGCGTGATATGCTAATAAATGAATTGAGATATGAAGATAAAAATATCATAGTATTACGAGATGATACTAATAATAGGGATTTGTATCCGACAAAGAAAAATATTATACGATATTTGGAAGAATTTGTATTAAATAAACAGAATGATGACGAATTATGGTTTCATTATAGCGGACATGGTTCGATTCGTCGTGACAGGTCAAATGATGAAAAAGATAATATCGACAGTGTCTTAATTCCTAACGATTTCCAAACAAATGGCGTGATATTAGATGATGACATATATTCAATAATAAAAGACGTAAATTGTGGGTTATTTTTATTGTTTGATTGTTGTCATAGTGGAAGTATATGCGACTTACCTTGGTCGGTACAGTATGTTAATAATCAACTTACAAAAACGAATATTAATACAAATCATCATGAAAACCCT